TCGGCAGTAGCGGGCAGGCTCGCTGCATTGCTTGCATGAAAGAAAGGTCAGCTAAATATAGTTCAGCAAAGCAGACACCAGAACAGAAAGCCAAGTTTGAGCGTCAAACCAAAAACAAGGGTTTGATGGTCACTGCGGTTGAATCTGGATTTATGCACTTCGATGGGCTTTGCGATAAACACGGCATTGGTAAATTCGTGATCAACAAGAAAAAGAAGCAATACCCAAATGCTTATCCGTTTCAGTACAAGTGCCATAAATGCAAATATGAATATGCAGCCGAGTTAAAGAAAAAGCGCAGAGAAGTTGCAAAGGCTAAGTAAGCAATGATATAATTATATTATGCAAAACCTAGTTAGATTAATCGAGTTGTGCATAAAGCACGATGCAATTTTAGAAATAAGTGGCGGAAACGTCAAAGTAATTAAATATGAGGGCGTTTGGATTCCAAATAAACGCCCTCAACTGTGGGTTTCATGCTGCGTTAGTGATGAAACCGCCTTAGGAGAGATTTGTGGAAAACTTGAAAATACGTGTGAATAGTGAAGCGGAAAGCAAAGAGGCTCAAGAGTTGTTTTTTGAGTTGGGTTATCACTGGGACTATAGAAACATTGGTAAAAATATCTATTATGAGAAAAAGGACATTTATCTATATGCTTACAAGCGTGGTAATCTAGGCACAGGAACAAAAGAAAATCAAGTACATTTTAATAGCTGGTGCGGAACTCTTGTTTCACTTCCAGAACTCCGCGACCTCGTTGTTTTGAAGCGGAATGATCGAGAAGACGCGAATGTATCTGAAGAAAACTGTCTTTACGATCTGTATTTAACGGAATCAAAAGAGCTTTATTTCTATCATTGCGGTAAAAATAAATGGATTTTATCAAACCTTAATGGTGATGATGATTACTATGAATCATTAAAACCAATCGAGAAACCAATGAAAGAATACCTACGCAAAAATAGTAACGGCACATATTCATATATCGGAACGGTACAGCCTGAGCATGTTAGTGATTTTATGATTGAAATTCCAGAAGGATCAGAAACATTTAATTATTATGATGGAAAAGATAATTTATTTTTCTTAAAAGGAACTGGTGATAACACCTTATTCTCAAATGATATTAATGATTGGGAATGGAGAGAGTGGGGCTATATTGATTTTGATGGGGTTGTTTGTTTATGGAGCCGTCACACCCACCCCGAAGAACTTCCGTTTATTGATGATGAGCCATTGCAAAGCCTAAACGACCAATACACTGAAATTGAAAAGGTGCGTCAGTCACACCGTACAGCGTCAGAAATTGCAGATTCAGCATTAAAGCATATCCGTGAACGCGCTGAAACATACGACCAACCAACAGGCGAACGGTCAGCAGCAAAAACAGCGAAGGCGTTTAATGTAATTACGGGTAAGGATATTACAGAGTCAGAAGTGTGGTTACTACTTCAATTACTTAAAGATGTCCGTCAGTGGTCGCGTGAAGATTACCATCAAGATAGCGCAGAGGACTGTATTGCGTACGCATCATTAAAGGCTGAATCTTTGGAGGGCGGGGAATGAACAAATTAGAAATGGCGCATGATTATTTGAAAGTATTGTTAACGCAAAATACTAGCAGAACAGTAGGGGAAGCTGTAGAAACAGCATACGCATTGGCAGACGCAATGCAATCCGAAGCGGATAAGCGACTAAAGACTGATGTCGGAAACACCGACGCTAGTGAATGGCAGCCGGATTGGAGTCAAGCGCCGGATAGCGCAATGTACTGGGCTATGGATGGATGTGGTCAATGCAACTGGTATGAAAGAGAGCCTGAGGTTTGCGGCAGCCAATGGGATTTTGGGAGTGTTATAGAGCAATCGGACACTGGTTATGACTATCAAGGCAACTGGCAAGACTCACTACGGAAGCGCCCACAATGAAACGCAACAAGAAATACAACCCGAACAAAGTCAGCAACATTATTCAAATGAAATCCATGCAGGCACAAAAGCTATGGATGAAATACGACAATGCTTTAATTGATGAAATCACGGCTGAATGGCTTAAGAAAAATGATAAAGAGGATGTGCCGACCGCGCTGCTTTATCCTCACATCGAAGGTGATTTAATTATCGCCATTAAGCACCGCTTGATTAGCTTGGAACAGAAGTGGAACATTAAACTTACCCTTGAGTTGAGCGACGACACCGAAGCAGAGTTAATCTTTGATTTGCCAAAAGTTCACATGAAAGATATTAAAACCGATTCTGCGACATTTAAAATTGACCGTGGTAATGGAATCAAAACCCGATGGAAGGGACTAGATAAAGAAGTGGAAGATGCAATCAAGCCACTTGAATCGGAAGGTCTAGCATGTTTACGCACATGGGCGTATATTTCAGTTGAAACCGCTTTTAAATCAAAAGCAGATTATTCGTATTTCGTACAAGAAAAAACACTAAGACTAATGTTAGGGGAAATGGTTGCATGATCAACTTTTTACGCAAGCTGTTTTGTATTCATGCTTTCGAGTATGAGGCAGATATTAACGGGGATGAGTTTAAGGTGTGTCGCAAGTGCGATAAAGAAAGCAACTAAAAACATGACCACCTTCGGGTGGTTTTTTAATGCGTAAGAAAAATAAATAAGCATATTAGAATTATGAATTGTACTAAAAACTGTGGACACAGTAATATAAGAATATACAAAGCGAGGTGTGATTATGGAAATTAAAGTAGATCAATTAACAGAACAGAACAAGATCGAAAGAGAGCTTCCAAAAGTTTCTTCTAGTGTTGAGATTTCTGATTTTAATAAAATGCCGTTCCAAGATCGCATATTCGGAAGGCCTTTGGTCTTATGCAAAAGACAAGACGAGTCTGACGAGGACTTTAAGAAAAGAGTATCTGAAAATACGATTGATACGAATTTTTATTACGATCAGATGAGTAAATCACAGCAAACAGCCATAAATAAATCAACAAAGAAGCTTATTCAGGGGCTTTCTAGCTGTGGAATGGATGCAAGAGTCCTTAAAAAGCAATACCGAAAAACTGGATTGATTAAAGGTAAGTTTAATTGAAAAAAAACTACAACCACACGCGAGAAATAAAAAAGGTTTCTTTGGGTGTGATAAAAGACGCTGACATTATCACTTACATCAAAGACAAAGAGTTCAGCACCTACGTTAAAAAATTGATCCGAGAGGATATAAAGAGATGAAGGTTGGTTTTAATGATCACAAATACAGTGTTAATGAGATTAATGGAAAGCAAAGAAAATCTTATGGCGCATGGAAAAATATGATCAGGAGGTGTTTTGACTCAAAACTTCAAGAGGAGTATCCAACCTATAAGGGCTGCACTATATCTGATTCTTTTTTAAATTTTTCCTACTTTCATGAATGGTGTGAAGATCAGATTGGCTATAAAGAAAAAGGGTTTCATTTAGATAAAGATATTTTGGTGCAAGGCAACAAGATTTATGGCAAGGATACCTGTGTTTTTATTCCAAACGGATTAAATCAATTTCTTGTGAATCGAATTAACTTTAGAGGCGGTAATCCTGTTGGTGTGTCTTTTAATAAAAGAAATGGATTATTTCATTCTCGAGTAAATAATGGTTTTGGAAAGCTACTTCATGTTGGTTATTTTGAAAACAAAGAAGATGCTTTTAATGCCTACAAAGAAAAAAAGATGGCTATTGCTTTGGAATTAATTAGCCATTATGAAGGTAGTGTTGATGAGAGAGTGCTTGTATCACTATCAAACCTAAGTTTTAGTATTGAGGATTAAATTATGCGAGCCAATGAATTTATTAAAAAGTTTGGGTGGGGTCTTGCATATGATGTGTCTAGGTGTAAAAGTGATGAGCCATTATATTGTCAAGTTTTAGATGAAGAATTAAGTCTTAGCGACCAAGAAGTCTTGGAAATTAAACGCCTTGTTAAGAGTTATTTATTTATCCAAGAACGAGGCGGACTAGAACATGTAAAGAATCTTATTGCTACTAAACTTCATTGGTTTGATGTGGGTGCAATTATAAAAACCAATCAAGCCATCGCAGACGTTGAATCCTGTCAGTGAAGCAGCCTAAGCCACTCCATCCGACCACACTAATTTAAACCGATCATTGAACCCTGTGTAAACGGGGTTTTCTGTTCCTGCAATATCAACGAATCCAAACTGCCCAATCGGGTTGCTGTCCTGACAAATGCGATTATAAATCACAGGCTCGTTGTCTTTTACAATACTCAAGAAAGTCTGACCAAGCCTGTAACTTAAAGTCAGCTCATAATCCGAACCGCCAAGCGTTACGCCAAAAGTCTGATTAGGTACTTGCTGTAATGGGATTTCTAACATTATTAAACTCCTATTGCGCCCGCTATACTTTGCCCGGTACTAACTAAGCCTTTACCTTTACTGAAAAGATCAGCTCCTTTTTCAGCAAGTTTGCTCAAGCCAGACTGACTCACTTCCTTCGGCTGAACATTACCACCGTCCACGGTTTTAGCATCTTCGGGAGCCGCTACTTCTTCAAATGAATAATTTACTTTCACTTCGCGAACTTCCTCAAGTTGAACATTAACCACGATAAGCTGTACGCCTTCCTGTGCTGAACGTGCATAGTCTACGCCAGTGATACACATATTGCGATGCACAAATTCAGGGCTAATCACGTAAAACTTTAAGGTGCTGCCTTCATAAGCAAGCAACTGGGCCAAGAATGCACCGCGTTCTAGTGAGCTACCTGAACCCTTTGACATCTGTACAACTGCTTGAGCAGGGGATGCAACCTTGTTATAGGATGCGAAAGAACCTTGCTCAATTGGAGCATTCGCAATAGAGCTTGCCGCCTGATACGAAATACCTAGCACGTTGTCAGCAAACAATACAGGAAGCCCGAACTCATTAAACAAGCCCCACACGTTGCCGAAAATTGCCTTAATCAATGCAGCCCCACCCAGACCGATTGCAGCGTCAAGCCCCGAAGAAGCTAAGCCTGCAAAGTCTGGGATTTTTGGGAATCCTGAAATCATTAATTCAACCCCACTGGAAATTGATACAAGTTATTATTGTTTAGACCTTTGATAGCGTCCTCCATTGTGCCTGTTAGGGTACTTGCGGTTGTATTCACCTCAATTTTATTCACCTTGACATCGACCTTATTGCTGTTGGTGGTGCTAGTGGGCTTGGCAATACTTGCAGGGATTTGATTTTTTGGCATTGAGTTTTGCGCTTGGGTTGCTCCATTTGCGATGCTAACAGCCTTGGCAATATCCGCAGCATTTCCGTGCGAAGCCATGTTAATTCCATCACCATCGTAAGCACCGCGACCAGTAGTTTTCTTAATTGAAGCCCACTGATTAGCAAGAACATTGTTTTGAAATTGTCCCGATGTGGCCTTACCTGAAGCAACTGCATCCAAGCCAAACTTGCCTTTACGCATCATAGCAATAGCCATCTTATCTTGATTCTGTGGGCTAAATACATCTTTATCTGTCAATCCTGCGCCTTTCATGTACGCGTCAAGTGACGTATAAATGTTTTGATAGCGACCCATTGCGCTTGAGCGTTTGCTTGCAGGGATTCCGCGAGATGCTTGCTCATTAATGTTCGCTTTTTGAAGCTGCTTCAATTCGGCAAAATTAAGTTGAGTTAGGTTTTTACCAAACATAGATTGAGATGAAACCCTTGCACCACTATAAGCCTTGTTATAACCACTAGCGTCAGTAGTTCCAACCTCACCTTTAGCAATCATGTTAAGCAATGGGCCGTATTTCCCATTATTTGTATTCATGATATCAATGCCCGCAGCAGTTCCAACCTCTTGACCAGTCGCAACATCTACGGCACCACTTGCACGATTCCAAATATCCTTACCACCTTGAATAATACTATCACCTAAGTTCTGGAACATTTGCGCGGCTTGCCATGAAGCACCTTTAAAGTCACCATTTACAAGTTTTTGCAGAATCTCTGCATAGCCTTTTAATGTTGGAATTGCATATTTAACAATGTCACCTGCAAGATTGATAAAGCCTTCACGCAATGTTTTTAGTGAAACACCGTTTTCATCAATAAAACCTTTCAGTTTGAGCCATGACTTACCATCTTCAGCAACTTCTGACCATGAATTGTAATCACCAATCAGGTGTAAGAATCCTTTACCTAAGTTCTCAGTCGAGAATTTAGCATTATCAATGTAGCCACTAAATGCACCCCAATTAAATAAACTTTCTCCACCTTCTGCCCATGTTTTGTAATCGTCATACAAGGCAATGAACGCAGCAGACAGCAAACCAACTACTGCAATAAATGGCAAGAATGGAGCCATAAACAGCAATGCAGCGACCAATGCTTTACCGAGTAATGGAACAACCAAAGCCCCTAAAATGATCCCCATCGCTTCAAATACGTTTTTAACCGTTTTTTGATGGCGTTGCAGAAACTCAAAGAAACGCAAGGCAATATTAGATAGCTTTACTAACAATGGAATAATTGCATTACCCATCATCAATTTCATTGAATCCCAGTGCGCACCCAATTTAGCCTGATTCTCGGACAGTTTGCGACTTGCTTCCAATTCCTGTTTGTTGGATGTGTACATTTGCTTGTGATAATCGACCATTTCCTGCATCGCATCACGACCTTGTAGAAGGGTGTTAATTGTCCCCTCATCAAAGCCTAATTTCTGCCCCATCAAGAAAGCCTGTTCTCTGTCCATTTTAGACATTGAATCAGCTAGGTCGAGCATTACGTCATTCGTGCCACGAACCTTGCCTTGAGCGTCAACCATGCTCACACCGAGCGTATTAAACATCGGGAGCATTGAAGATTCACCAGTCATGGCAAAATCATTCATGGAGCTATTTAGGCCCTTCATGTCGCCTGCCATGCCTTGAGCTGAGCCACCCATAGCAGCCGCAGCACCTTGCCACGCCTTCACTTCACCCGATGACATACCTAAGTTTTTCGACAGGAAGTTTAGCTCGTCATTCGCCTTGCGTGCTTCATCTGCAAGTTTGAGCAAGCCTGTACCCGCAGCAATAACCGAAGCAAATCCCGCCACGCCCTTTACTGCTTTTCCCAGACCAGTGGTGAAATTGGCGATACTCTTGTTAGTTTTTGCAGCTTGCTTTTCTGTGCCGCCTAGTCCTTTTTCTAGCTTCTCGCTTTTCTTGACCGCTTCATCAGCGTCTTTGTTATACCCCTTTGCATTCAGCAAGAGTTCAACAAATATTTGCTCAACCGTATTACTAGCCATTTGCGCTTAACTCCTGCTGTAATTCCTGTATACGTCTTTCGTTTTCTTTTGCAACTTGATGCACGTCGATAATATCCATCGCATCCTCCAAACTCAAAACAGTGTCGAGTTCCACATATGAAACAAGCCCTGTCTGTAGGGCTTGGAACACGGTAGAGGATACGTTTAGACTTTTAACGAGTGCGTCATCTTTTAATGGCAGTCCTTTTCGTTGCCCTAAGTCTGTGAACTGCCGTCTGCTAAAAAATCAATGTGCAATAAGAATGCTTCCTTGCGTAACATCCAAAGCGTTTTGATGTCTTCAATTTCTTCATCAATTGAAAGCAATGGACGAACCACGCCACCACTTGAGATAACTTGAACGCAATCATTGATCAATTGCTCAAGTAAATCTTGACCGACTTGCTCAGTCACGTTGCCTAAGCCTGCGATTGATACGCGAGCAATTTCCAACATACCGCCCATTGGGTCAATCTTTGGTGCATCACCTTCTTTCTTTTGGAACGTATCAGCAATTAAACCGAAGTTCACACCGCCAACATCCACCCCACCGCGAAGCATGGCAAGCAGGGCGGTATTCGCCCACTTGTCAGCACGTGTAACTGGCATTTCAGTGATGAGAAAAGATTTCCCCTCGTCACGGCCTGAATCAATCACCAATGTTTTAGTTTTACGAGCCATTAAGCAATGTCCTCTGGAGCAAAGTTATCCATATCCCAAACAAATTGCGTACCTGCAAGCATTTTTTGCGCTGTCACACCCGATGGCGTAGTTACTAAAAAGCCCGAACCTGCATAGCGTTTTTTGATTGATGGATAGGTCACATCAATATCCCATACTAAAGCGTCATTTTCCACGTTCGCATTATAAGCAAGGTATTGATCCATCACCGTTTGAGCGTTTGAGTTCGGCTCAAAGTAGGCTGTAAACTGTGCTGTGTTATTAACTTTACCACCGCTTAATTTGCCGTCGATGCCCATGCGAGTTTCAGCGATTGTACGATCACCAAAGCTAGTCGAGTTGTCAGGCTGAAAGCCGTTCAAAGTCACGTACTGATCAAACAATCCTTTGCAACGTACACGGAAGATGACGTTAGCGGACGTTAAAGTTTTAGTATTCACTGTCATTTTATAGTACCGCCGTAGAAGTCATGTTGATGCCCTGTATAGAGCCACCATCCGCATAGAAGAATTTAGCAGGGAAGCGTTTACGTGCTGCGCCTGCAACATTAACCGCATCGCCCACATACATATACCAGCCAGTCAATTCGACTTGCTGCGCTGCGCTTGTGCTATTGGTTTCACGATTGATTACTGATTTTTGCTGTTCAGTTAGTTTCATGCCTGCAACGATGCCACCAAACGCTTTACCGTTATTGATGCGATCTTGGAAGATTGCACGGTACAAAGATTTGCCGTTCTCATTCGGTGGAATTGATTTATATTGCTGTAAACCAATAATACCATCTAATTGGAAACCTTGATTTAACCAGACTTGAAACGCATAAGTATCAGCCCATTTAAATTCACCAGTCACAATTGAGTTACGCATAAACTGGAAGCGGTCATTTGCAGTCGCCCATGCACCATAAAACGCATAACCATTTACTTCTAGCGCTTTGGCATATTGCTTAGATGTAACGCTTGCTTTGATACCTGATTGACTACGGAAGTCTAAAGTTACTCGTCCATTTACTTCTGAGAAGTCGATAGATGCAACAGAACCACAAGCGAATGCAGCGTGTTCAATATCACCATAGATAGGTGTTACGTCAGCAACATTGTTTTCTTTAAGCCATGCAGCAAAGTTTGCTGTGCTGTTTGCAATAATTGCAGTAGGCTCTTTACCGTACTGGAATAACCAAAAACGGTGATTCTGTTTTGTTACCCAAGTTGCGATTTCTTTAAACCAATCAACATCGAAACCAATACCCGTGATAGGCGCAAAGTTCAATGTGTAATCCGTTACACGCTCTAAAGCCGAATCAGCAGTATCAGCAACAGTGGTGTTGTTTAATGTAGCACCGCCCACTTCCGATAAGCCTAACGCATCCGCAGCCGTGCCTGATCCAAAACTAATACTTGAAGTTAAGCCTGTTGTACCCGATGCAACAATGAACGCTTGTAATTGAGTGTCAAAAGTCACGGTAGCAGTTAATGCTGTGCCGATTAAAGTTGCAGCATTGCTAAATGAAGTAGCAGTAGAAAGGTTTACTGTGCCTGTTTTTAGAGTGCCATCAATCGTGACATCCAAAGTCCCTGTAATTGCTTTTAGTTGTTCAAGAGTGGTTGAACGCAAAGACAGACCAATCAATGTTGCTGCTTTATTTGCATTCACGTATTCAGCAAAGAAAACAGAATAAGGCTTAATGGTTGAGCCTGAAAAACCTTGCAGATAAGTTTTAGCAAATTTGTACTCGTTAGACGTTGAACCAAAGTCATCACGTACAGTATCAAGATCGAAATATTGCTTAATTGGAAATTTAGAAGCAGCCGTAAAGACTACCGTATTCAGCGATAGTTCAGACCCGCCTGCGGCTAACGCGCTAGGCAGGATATTGACAATATCGCTTGCTGGAATTGATTGAAACATGCTTAATCCTTTTTAGAATGGCGCGGACGTATCGGGTGCTAAAATGTCGGTATCCGACTGCTCTGTATAAGTGTAATGTGGATTGTATTGTAAAGCAATTTCCAACATAAATCTCTTTTCATATT